TGCCTTGCGACATATGGAACTACCTGTGGGAGATTTTATTCGTGATGCGCTCGCCTCTGAAGTTCCACTTCTCGCACGTGAAATATTGGAGAGCAATGTCCAAGACGAGATTAAGCACGACAGGGCTTTGGGTTATGTCGCCGATGCTTGGGGAGTTGATCCGAAAGCTGAGCGGGAAGCCCTCGCACTCCGTGATGCCTGGACAGAACATCCTGATCACACTATCCTTAAAGCCATGGTTGCTGAGCGTGCAATCTTTTTCGTCCTACTACCCTTCATGCGGTTTGCTGGTGACGCAGGGATGCGAACCGTCAGCGCTGACATTAGTAGAGACGAGCAAGTTCACGTCGCAACAAATAGCCTGGTTTGTAGAGAGCTTGGTCTGGAAGCTTCGCCGTCTTTGGATAAACTCCGTAAGGCGACTATTGCCTGGGTCATGCAACCACTAGGCAAGAGTGACGATAAATATTTGGACAAAAAATTTTGGCTGGATTCTAGCGACCGGCTAATGTATGAAGGTAAAGCACCGCAGCTTTCTGACACACAGCGAGCACGGATGCCTGCCTTTTTTGAACACGCTAACCAAAACCTCCCACAGTATGCTTAACCTTGGACTAACTCCTGAGGGTTTGCTGAAAGAACTGGAAGAAAACTTTCCACCACCCTTCACTGGACCAGAAGACAAGATCCAACACATCATGTTTACTGCTGGTCAACAATCCATTATCCAATGGATCAAACAACGTATTACTGAAGACTAATGGCACGATTCAATCAAGGAATCTACAATCAGATCATTGCAATGGGTGGCAGTCAGGCATCTGCTATGAATGCAGCTAGGGCAAAACGTCCTGGTCGTGCATTCCGTAGGTTCCAGGCGGCGTTTGTTCCGCCTGCTCCTGCTGCACCGTCAATGCCTGCTCCTCCGCCGATGCCTCAAGCATCGCAGTACCAAGCGCCGACTCCTACTAATGCGGCTATTGGTTCTGACTCAGGAGTTCGTAGCCCTGGTAAAAAACGTGAGCGTACAACGCTTGCTAGCCTTCGGATTCGTCCGAGGCGTCGTATCAATCAAGCACTTACTGCTGGCAGTGCAGCCGGCAGTGGTCTAAATATGGGAGGATTCTAGTGACAGCAAAAGCTAGGTACGATGCACTAAGTAGTGGCCGTACACAGTTTCTTGACACTGCTGTTCGATGCTCTGAGCTTACACTCCCGTACCTTATCCAACGTGATGAGATGCGGAGTTCCCACAAAACCCTTACACAACCTTGGCAAAGCGTAGGCGCTAAGGCGGTTGTTACTCTGGCATCTAAATTGATGTTGGCTCTGCTACCGCCTCAGACTACGTTCTTCAAGTTGCAGATCAAAGATGATAAGCTTGGTACTGAACTGCCTGCTGAGATTCGTTCTGAACTTGATCTTAGTTTTGCTAAACTTGAGCGTATGGTGATGGATGCTATCGCTGCTTCTAGCGATCGTGTCACTGTGCACCAAGCCATCAAACATCTTGTTGTTGGTGGTAACGCTCTGCTGTTTATGGGTAAGGATGGGATTAAGCATTACCCATTGAACCGCTATGTCGTAGAACGAGATGGTAACGGCAACGTAATTGAGATCGTAACCAAAGAACTTATTAACAAAAAACTTCTACCTGTTGATATTGTCAAAGATCCATTGATGGTCAACGACGAATCAACAAACCAAAGTGGTGATGTAGAAGTCTATACACATTGTAAACTGGAGAACAATCGTTGGGTGTGGCACCAAGAGGTGTACGATAAGACTATCCCTGGCACCCAAGGCAAGGCTCCCAAAGATGCATCTCCATGGTTGGTCCTCAGGTTCAACTCTGTGGACGGTGAGAACTACGGTCGTGGTCGAGTCGAGGAGTTCATCGGTGATCTGAAGTCACTCAATGCACTTTCTCAGGCCATCACAGAAGGCTCTGCAGCAGCTGCTAAAGTTGTCTTCCTTGTGTCACCATCATCGACTACCAAACCACAGACTCTAGCCAAAGCTGGCAACGGTGCTATCATTCAAGGGCGACCTGATGATGTTGCTGTTGTGCAGGTTGGCAAAACAGCTGACTTTGCTACAGCATTGCAACAAATGCAGACCCTTGAGCGTCGCATATCTGAAGCATTCCTTGTGTTGACTGTACGACAATCAGAACGCACGACAGCTGAAGAGGTACGACTGACACAACTGGAACTTGAACAACAACTTGGTGGACTGTTTAGTCTGCTGACCGTTGAGTTCCTTGTGCCATATCTTAACCGTAAGCTATTGACTATGCAACGTACGGGTGAGCTGCCTAGGTATCCTAAAGATTTAGTCAAGCCAACCATTGTTGCTGGTATCAACGCACTGGGTCGTGGTCAGGATCGTGAGTCTTTGACTTCATTTATTACAACCATTGCACAGACTCTTGGACCTGAAGCATTGATGCAACATCTCAATGCAGATGAAGCTATCAAGCGTCTGGCTGCTGCACAAGGTATTGACGTTCTGAACCTTGTGAAGTCTATGGATCAACAACAACAAGAACAACAAGCTGCAATGGAGCAGCAACAACAGATGGAAATGACTAAGCAAGCTGCTGCAATGGAAGCTGCACCAATCAATGACCCATCTAAAAACCCTGCACTTGCTGAACAGTTGATGCAAGAGCAAGAACAACAACCACCTATTGAATAATGGCAGAAATTCTTACACACGATAACAGTGTGCCTGCTGAGGTTATGGAATCACAAGCTTCTGATGAAGCTGAGTCCCTAGCCATTGGCGAACAGATTGTTGCAGAACAAGAGGCTCGACTTGCTGGTAAGTATAAAACTACCGAAGAGCTTGAGTCTGCTTACCTTGAACTGCAAAAAAAATTAGGAGGACAAGAGCAAGAGCAAGAACAGCCTGAAGAAACTCCTGAAGTAGATTGGCTGGCTGAAGCTACTCGTGCAATCAATGAAAGCGGTGAGCTATCAGAAGAACTTGTCAATCAAATCCAAGGTATGGATTCTTTGGAAGTGTTTGAAGCAATGAAAGGTGGTCTACCTGAAGGTAGGGATCTTTCTGATGGTGAGCTTAGCGCTGTTTATCAAGCCGTTGGTGGTCAAGATCAATACGGCAATTTGATTAGCTGGGCACAAGACAACTTCAGTGAAACTGAAATCGAAGCTTATGATGCTATGATTGAAACAGGCAACATGGCTCAAATCAATCTAGCACTTCAAGCACTTTACTATCGATACACAGACGCTATGGGATCTGAAGGTAACATGCTGCAAGGTAAACCTGCAGCTGCAGAGTCTGCTTTCCGCAGTCAGCAAGAACTAATTCAAGCAATGAATGATCCCCGGTACGACAATGATCCAGCGTACCGGCAAGATGTGCTTAACAAACTGGATCGATCTGACATTTCTTTCTAATGAACGACACCCAAATCTGGCCTACTGAACCACGTATGTACATCGACGAAAACTCTATCCCCCACAACGAACGCGCCGAGCGTCTCAATGGCAGGCTTGCCATGCTCGGCGTGATGGCTGCGCTTGGAGCGTATGCACTCACTGGTCAAATTATCCCTGGTATCTGGTAATGCCTTATGGTCCTGGCACCTACGGTTCTAAAGTAGGTCGCCCTAAAAAAGCAAAGAAACTTTCACCCGGACAAAAGAAGATCGCTAGTAAAGCCGGTAATCCTAATAAGATTGAAAAGGCTGACTTCTCTAAACTACGGAAGATGAAGTGATGGCACACAAAGGTAAAGGATCTTGCGGAGGCAAGAAAGGTGGCAAAGGCTACAAAAAATAAAAGTGTCAGTCTAAAGATTGGCAAACATAAATCACGTACCGGTGGCTTGACAGCTGCCGGTCGTAAGAAATATAATGCAGCTACTGGGTCTAACCTTAAGGCTCCACAGCCTGAAGGTGGTCCACGTAAGCGTTCCTTTTGTGCTAGAATGTCTGGTGTAAAAGGACCAATGAAAGATAGCAAAGGTCGTCCCACCCGTAAGGCTCTTGCTCTACGAAAATGGAAATGCTAACATGGCTAAACCTGGACTCTATGCAAACATCCACGCCAAGCGCAAGCGTATTGCTGCTGGCAGTGGTGAAAAAATGAGGAAGCCTGGCAGTAAGGGTGCTCCTACTGCAGCTAACTTCCGCCGGTCTGCAAAGACCGCAAAGAAAAACAAACTTAAAATGGGTTAATTAAATGGCAGCTACTATCGCACTACAAAAATCTCGCAGTTCACTGTGGGATCGTTATTGTGAGTGGGTTAGCAGCACTGAGAACCGGCTTTATGTAGGACACTTCGGTGTCCTCATGATTCCTTGTCTACTGGCAGCGACCACTTGCTTTATTGTTGCATTCATTGCAGCACCACCTGTTGATATTGATGGCATCCGTGAAC